GTGGTAGAACCTCTTAGGTCCTATGGGGTACCTGCTAAACGCAGGACCTCTTGGGTAGCCTACAGGTACAGAGCCCACTCCCCTGACTTTGAACATATCTTGTGGCCATCTAAGTGGCCCAAGGAAAAACTGCAGGTTGAACGGCAAAGATACGTGGATGCTGGCAACCCTGAAGGTTATGCCCAGGAGTACCTGAATTATCCTATTGATGATTCAGTAGCTTTCTTCAGACAGGCAGATTTTCTTCCTTACAGGGAAGACGACCTTACCAACAGGGCTCTGAAGAATTATATAGCAGTAGACCTGGCAATCTCCGAGAAATCCAGAGCTGACTATTCAGTGTTCATTGTGGGTTCCTTGGACGACCAGGGAACCCTGTACATCAGGGACCTGATACGAGCACGTATGGACGCCAAGGAAATAGTGGATACCTTCTTTGCTCTGTACAAAAGGTATGATCCTGAGATGTTTACTATTGAGGGATCAATGATTGAGAAGTCTATTGGTCCCTTCTTATACGAACAAATGTCCAAGAGGGGTCAGTATTTTAATTTGTATACTGAGAACCCTACCAAGGATAAGGAAACCAGGGCAAGGTCAATACAGGCCAGGATGAGAGCAGCAACGGTAAAGTTCCATAAGTCGGCTGACTGGTACTCCGATCTGGAACAGGAAATGCGACAGTTTCCCAAGAGCAGGCATGATGACCAGGTAGACGCTATCGCCTGGTTAGGTCTGACCTTGGATAAGATGGTGGAAGCTGCTACACCTACGGAGATGGCAGAAACTGAATATCAAGCAGCATACGAACAATCAGGAATTCTGGAAGAAGGTAGAGACGAGGACACTGGTTACTAATGATAAACATCGACAAGATAATTCAGTCCACCAATCTGGTGTCTGAACTCAAAGATAAGGAATTGGAAGACCTTTCCAAAGAGGTAATTGAAGGATTCCAGACTGACTTGGCCTCTCGTAAGGAGTGGGAAAAGTCAGTGGATACCTGGACCAAGTTAGCTCTTCAGGTTAACGAGAATAAGTCCTGGCCCTGGCCTAAAGCTAGTAACGTCAAATATCCTCTCTTGGCCACTGCAGCTATGCAGTTTTGTGCCAGAGCGTATCCTTCGTTAGTACCGGCTAATGGCCAGGTAGTACAGGTAAAGGTAATTGGTAAGGATCAAGATGGCCAGAAAGCCCTTAGAGCAGAAAAGGTAGCCAGATACATGTCCTACCAGTTAATGGAAGAGATGGACGATTGGGAAGAAGAGATGGACAAGTTGCTGATGATTCTCCCTATTGTAGGAGTCTGTTTCAAGAAGACTTATTGGGATAAAGGCAAGTCGAAGAACTGTTCCAAATTGATTCTACCTAAAGCCCTGGTGGTGAACTATTGGGCCAAGTCCTTGGAGGATACTGAACGTAAGACTGAGATAATTGAAATGTCGGATAGGGTACTACAGGAACGTATGCGAGAAGGCGTGTATGAGAAATATGATGACCTTCCTAAGGCTGATCTGGCTACCTTAGTAGCAGTAGAAAACAATAACAACAAAAAAGATAATACCAAGCAGGTAACTGAACCTGCTCAGGCTGATGAGTCCACCCCCCATATTCTACTTGAACAGCATAGGTTCTATGATCTGGACAAGGATGGGTATCCTGAGCCGTATATAGTCACTGTTCATTATGCCAGTAAGAAGGTAATGAGAATAGTGGCCAGGTTTACTGAGAAGTCAGTGTACTATAATGATAAGCGGGAGATTTCCTGTATTACTCCTACTGAGTACTATACTAAGTACGGGTTTATTCCAAATCCTGATGGGGGTTTCTATGATGTGGGGTTTGGTCTTCTTCTAGGTTCGCTGAACAGATCAATTAATACCAATATTAACCAGTTGGTAGATGCTGGTACCCTCTCTAATATGCAGGCGGGGTTTCTGTCTAAGTCCCTACGTATGGGACCTGGAGACGTAAAGTTCAAACCTGGGGAATGGAAGTGGGTAAATGCCACTGGGGAAACTCTTAAAAATGGCGTGTTCCCTATGCCAGTCAGGGAACCATCAGGTACTCTGATGAAGTTACTGGAGTTACTAATAACATCCGGTAAGGAGTTGGCCTCAATAGCTGAAATCTTTGTGGGTAAGATGCCAGGCCAGAACACTCCAGCGACTACTACTATGGCATCGGTGGAACAGGGGATGAAGCTCTTTACTGCCATCTATAAGCGTATTTATAGGGCTTTGACCAAGGAATATCAGAAGTTATATGAGTTAAATCATGTATATTTGAATCCCGAGACTGCCATAAATGTCCTGGAAGATACCGTAGGACCAGAAGATTTTGATATGGAATCTATGGATATCGCGCCAGCGGCTGATCCGACAGCTTTTTCCAGTACCCAAAAGTTGCTTAAAGCTCAGGCGTTAGCTGAGTTGATTCCCCTGGGGACTATTAACCCTATGGAGGTTACTAAACGTATCCTTGAAGCTCAGGAACAGCCAAATATTGAGCAAATTATGCTACAACAGCAGCAACCTGATCCAAAACAGGTTGAAATGCAGAAGAAGATGGAACTTGAACAGGCTAAAACACAGTCCAAAATGGCTATGGACAAGTTTTCTGCTGAAATTGAGGCCAGATCGGAGCAATTCAAGCAACAAATGGAAGCTCAGAAGGCTCAGTTAGAGATGCAGCATAAACAACGCATGTCTGAACTTGAATTAAGAGCCAAAATGGCCGATCACCAGGTTAAAATGGCTACTACCATCCAACAAGGCAAGGCAAATATGGCCATGAAGGGTGAGCAGCATAAGCAGTCCATGGAACAAGCTAAGGAAAAACAAGCACTTGCAAAGTCCAAGCCAGTAACAAAGTGATAAAGGGAACCTTTTTCGCTAGAAGTTGTCTAACTCACCTGTAATTGAGAATAATAATCATTTACTGATAGAAGGAGATGCCTAGTGGCAGATAAGTTTAGTAAAGATGATTTTTTAGAGTTGTACCATAATCCAGTAACCGAGCAATTCTTTATTGAAATCCAGGATAAAGTCAATTCTGAAACTTGGTCATTAGTAGAAAATGCCGGTAAAGAAGTGGCCAATGATGCACGTAGTTCAGGTAAAATCATGGCTTTAGGAGAATTACTTAATTGGAAACCTGAGACCTTTATGGAAGATGTCATAGAGGTAGAGTCAGAGGACCCGGAAGATGCTTAAGCCAGTAGGTAAGCATATATTGGTTAAACCTCACAGATTGGAAGACTTTGATCCAGTATATGCCCGAGCCCGAAAAGCCGGTATTGAGATGCCAGAACTTAAAGAGAAGGCTATGGCTCAACGAGCGGTGGAAAGAGCTACAGTCGTAGCTGTCAGTCCTACTGCCTGGAAAGACTGGTTTGATGGTCAACCGTGGTGTAAGGTAGGAGATGAGGTAATATTTGCCAAGTATGGCGGACACATCATTAAAGAAGGTGAAGAAGAGTATATTTTACTTAATGATGAAGATTGTCTTTGTATTATAGAACAGGAGCCTAAGAATGGCTGAACAGGAACTAGTAGATAAGAAAGTAGAAGTTAAGGCAGAAGACAAAAAACCTGATGTTAAGGTAGAAGAGAAGAAACAAGTAGAAACTAAAGAACCTGAGTATACTGAAACTCAACTTAGGGCAATGGACCAGGGTTGGAAACCTAAAACTGACTTTGACGGTCCTGAAGAGATGTTTATTGATGCTGGAGAATTTATCAGACGAGGAGAACTGTTTGGTAAGATTGAACAACAGCGCAAGGAAGTCTCTGAACTACGTAAGACCATGCGAACGATGCAAGAGCATCATTCCAAGGTCAAGGAAGCAGAATTTCAGCGGGCTCTTGATGTACTTAAGAAGCAAAAGATAGTTGCTCTTAAGGAAGGAGAACCCGAGCAAATAGTAGAAATTGATGAACAGATGGACCAAGTACGGGATGCTTTAGCTGAATCAAAAGCTGAAGGGGAACGTGAGAAGGTCCGTGAGCAAGTCAAGGCTGAACAAC